GGCAACCAAGGCGGCCTAAACATCACCACATCCGACAACAACATCGTGCTGTCTAATGGCGATGGTGACCCTAGAGTGTATTTGGATAATGGGGTTGGTCTTTCTCTTCAGGGAACTGCCAACGCTGCCAATCCATATATAACAAGCTGGGATTCTTCCCTGTATGCGTATGGCAGAAGAGCATCAGGAAGTGGTGTTTATCTAGCGCACAATGCAACAAGCTGGGCAGCTATTTCAGATGAAACCAGAAAGGATATTATTGAGCCGATTACTGACGCTGTGAATAAAGTATCACAACTTCGGACTGTTATTGGTAAATATAAAATAGAGGAAGAAGGAACTCGTAGACCGTTCTTGATTGCACAAGATGTTCAAGCGGTTTTGCCAGAAGCAGTGCAATCACAAGAAGATAATGCTGGCGAATTTTTAGGTATGTCATATACAGACATCATTCCGTTATTGACCGCTGCAATCAAAGAACAGCAAGAAACAATCACAGCACTTGAGGCTCGTATAGCCGCACTTGAGTCCTAATTTACAAGGAGAATAAAATGGACGAACTAACAGCAGAACAAATCGCACAGCATTATACAGCGATGGGTCACAGCGTTGACCTCATCAATGCTATTATTGCTGGTGAGGCTATGGCAGACGATGATGCCGCAGACAAGCAGGACTGTGTAAACAGGAATGTTGAGCATCTTGAGATTATGGTTGCTAAAGAGTTTTGGACTGATGAGGATATGACTGCGGTTAATGCGGCTATTGCTGCTGGACAGGCATACTCAGCCTAACATAAGGACAATTTAATATGCTCTCATACGGCGCACTAAGTGAACTAGCTCTATCTTCACTGCCGCCAGAAACCTTTGATGTTTCTGCGAGTGTATCCGGTGCGGGTAGTCAAACAGGTACAGCGACTGCACGAAGACTAGCAGCAGGTTCTGTAACAGCATTTGGCACATCATCTGCGACAGGCTACGGCTTATTAAATGCTGAGACTATTGTATTTGGACTAGCATCTACTACTGCCTCTAGTATCCGTGTTCAATACCCAATTGCATCTGCATCAGGTGTAGCAACAGTAGCAGCAAGCCCGGTAAACATACAGCTTTCTACAGCAACTGTTTCTGGGGCTGGCACTACAACAAGTGTAGCAAATGCAATTAGACCAGTTACTACAAACATTTCTGGTACTGCTACATCTGCACCAGCAGGTGGTTCATTTGTAGGAAACCCAACACCAACAGTAAATGGTGTAGCCACAACTGCTGCTACTGGCAGGTCTGTACAGCCTATTTCCGCTACTGTACAAGCGGATGCTCAGATTACAGGCAATGGGCTTAGAGTTGCAGATGGTAATAGCACAGTAAACGGCATAGCTATAACATCTGTATTGACCATTTTAATACAGGGTGCTTTTGGTAATTTACTTGGATCAGCTAGTGCTTATAGTTCTGTAAGTGCATTTAACTACTTTAATTTAAGAGATTCATACGATCCGAAACGTATAGTCTATGTTGAAAGACAAACATCATCAACAGAGAGAACTGTTAGAGTCAGTGCAGATGTACGTAGCTTTACCATTGAAAGAAAACAAACCACATTTGATCGCACAGTTAGAGTTGCAGCATAGGAGTAAAAAATGTCTTTTCGTTGGCCTAATAAAGACCCAGATGAATTGCTGGACTACAGTGTAGACTGGTCTAGGTTTCTTGGTACAGGTACTATTAGTAGCGTAGTATGGTATGTTAATAATGCTAGTGGAGTTAAGACTGTTCTTACGCCAACAGGAACAGTGCATAACCTACGCAGTGTATCACAGACTATTAGTAGCAATAACCAAATTGCAACAATCTATTTAGCAGATGGAACTAATAATATTCAGTATACCATTTTCTGTCAGATTTCAGATAACACAGGCAATATTGCAGAACGTAGCATCAAACTTAAAGTGAGAGAAAAGTAATGGCATATGATTTTTTAGGACTGGTAAATCAAGTTAACCGTAGACTTAACGAAGTAGAACTTACTTCTGCTAACTTTGCCACAGCTTCAGGTTTTTATGCGCAGGCAAAAGATGCAGTAAATGCCGCTATTCGTGATATTAATCAGTATGAATATAATTGGCCTTTTAATCATGTAGAAGAGGAAGATGTTCTTACTGCTAACATTACTCGTTACTCATTTCCTTTCGATGCAAAGCTAATTAACTTTAACACGTTTAGAATTAAAGAAGATGCGGCACTAGGCAATGCAACAAAAAAATTAAAAGTGATTGCTTACGAAGACTACTTAAATAATTATATTGGCTATGAGTATGATGTAACTAATGCGTCTTCTGCGCTGCCTACTTTTGTATTTCAATCTCCGGCTGAAGAATACGGAATGGTTCCACCACCAGATAAAGCATACACTGTAGTCTACGAATACTACCGTATGCCCGTAGATTTGATTTTAGACACAGATGTACCCACTATTCCTGAAAGGTTTATGCACGTTATTACTGACGGTGCTATGCACTATGCATACTTGTTTAGGGGTAATTCACAAGACGCATTGATTGCTAAAGAAAAGTTCCAAGAAGGAATTAAAAACATGCGTTCAGTGTTAATTAATCGTTATGATTATGTGCGTTCTACTGCATTAGGCACTCAGGCTAGCTTTATTGTTAAGGTGTAAGCATTTAACACTTGACAAATGCGTTTAAATATGTAAAACTATAGTATAGGAATTAAGTAGAATGCCAGATTCATGGAATACATTTCCCATAGAATTTAAAGAAGGGCTAATTACTAACCTCAGTCCACTACAGCAAGGCATGAATCAGCCGGGTAGTGCCAGAGTCTTAATTAATTTTGAGCCATCTGTTGAGGGTGGATACAGAAAAATTGAAGGTTACGTAAAGCACGATATTAATACTGTAGCTGGCTCTGGTATTATTCGTGGTCTTACATTCTACGGTGGTCGTGTATATGCCGCTAGAGGAACAGAGTTATACAGATCATCTGGTAGTGGATGGACACAAGTAACAAACAATATTGCCTTTTCCAGTGTCGGTATTGGTTTAGGTGGCTCTGGAACTGTTAGGTTTGAAAAGTATGATTTTAATGGCACTGAGAAACTATTTATTGTAGATGGTTCTAGTAAGCCTTTTATATTTGATGGTAATGCGGGAACACTAACAGAGTTAACAAGTTTAAGCGGCGACTTTACTGGATGTGATTTTGTAGTACAGTTTGCAAATCACTTGTTTTTAGCTAACGGACAAAACTTATTTTTCTCTGCTCCCTATAAAGATACAGACTTTAGTGTAGGTAGCGGCGGTGGTGTTATTAACATCACAGATGATGTAACTGATCTGATTGTTTTTCGTGAGCAGTTAATCATATTTGGTAAGACCGTTATCAAACGTATTACTGGAAATAGCATAGCAGATTTTCAGTTGCATGACATCTCTACTGACTTGGGTGCTATTCAACCTGATACAGCAAAAGAGGTTAGTGGTGACGTAGTATTCCTTGGGCCAGATGGCATACGTACACTAGGTGCTACTGACAGGATTGGTGACTTTAATCTTGCTGTTTTATCTAAATCAATTCAGTCACAGGTTACTAATTTCGTAGATAACTCAAGTGCTTTTTGCTCTTTAGTAATTAGAAACAAAAGCCAGTATAGATTATTTGGTTATGCAAGTGGTGTGTCAGATGCATCTAGTCTAGGTGTAATAGCATCACAAATAGGTGAAGGACAGTTTGCTTGGGCAGAAACTCGTGGCATTAATGCACGTGTAAGTTTCAGTGAATATGTAGATGATGAAGAACGTATTTACTTTGCTAATGATGATGGGTATGTATATAGATTAGAACGTGGTTCTAGCTTTGATGGAGAAAACATTCTTGCAACATTTGCTAGTCCTTTTCTGACTTTTCAAGACCCTAGACTACGTAAGACTTTTTATAAAGCACACTTATACACCGATCCGACAGGCTCAGTAGAAGTTGACTTTCAGTTAATACTTGACTTTGACAGGGCTAATACTAGCGTTGTTCAGCCAAATATCATACCGTTAGCTAATAACACAAGTAATTTTTCTAGGTTTGGATCACCATCAGCTACATACGGTACGGCAACATATGGTTCAGGAAACGTAGATAGCATACTAGAAACACAGATAATTGGGTCTGCATATAATGCATCAGTAACACTAACATCTAATGATACTAATCCACCTTTTTCACTAGATGCTATTATTATTGAATTTGCAATAAACGGAAGAAAGTAATACTATGGCAGGTTATACCAGACAAGCAGCAGCTAATATTGTAGCTAATAACATTATTGATGCTAACGACTTTAATGATGAGTTTAACGCTATTGAAGCAGCGTTTAGCGCATCAACAGGGCATACTCACGATGGTACTGCAGCAGGTGGCGCACGTATTCTTGAGATTGGTCCTGCCGGTGATCTTAACGTATCAAGTACCCAAGTCACACCACTGACAAGTAATACACTTGACTTGGGATCAGTAGGCGCACAATTTAAAAATCTGTACATTGATGGTAATGCATATATTGACGGCTTTGATGAAGATACTACATTCCTTCTTGCCAATAAAGTACAGTTCCGGGATAACGCTCTGTACATTCACTCGTCTGTAGACGGTCAACTTGATATTGCTGCAGACGTAGAACTACAGATTGTCACACCTCTTGTAGATTTAAATGGTGACTTAGATGTATCTGGTAGTATTACTGCAGGAACAACAATTGAAATTGGTTCATCTAGCGTAGATCAAACTGAACTTGGTATTCTTGATGGTGCAACTGTAACAACGGCAGAGTTAAACATCCTAGATGGTGTTACCGCTACTGCTAGCGAAATTAATATTTTAGATGGTGCAAACATTACTACTACAGAACTCAATATTCTGGACGGTAGTAATACTGCATCAGGTGTTACAATTAATACAGTAGACAGGCTTATTCTAAACGATAGCAGCGTAATGAAACAAGTTGCTATGTCTGACTTTGAGGATTACTTTGAAACATATCTTGTTTCAATGCCTAACGTAACAACTGTCGGCGCACTTAATGCTGGCTCTATTACTAGTGGTTTTGGCAATATTGACACTGGCTCTTCTACTATTACCACTACAGGTGCAGCATCTCTTGGGAACACTTCTGTAGGAACCCTTAATGCTAGCGGTGCTGCTACACTGTCTTCTACCTTATCTGTAACCGGAAACTCTACGCTATCAGGTAACTTGACTGTGCAGGGTAATACTACTATTGGTAACGCTGCGACAGACACAGTAACATTTATTGCAGATGTATCTTCTAATATTATTCCTTCTATTACTAATACATATACACTTGGAGATAGTTCTAACTACTGGTCTAATGCTTATATGCAAAGCATTAACACAACCAGTAATGTAGCTGTCGGCGGTAACTTAACTGTTACAGGCAACCTTACTGTTAACGGTTCTACTACCACTGTCAATACAGCCAACACAGTCGTAGCTGATTCTTTGATTGAACTAGGTAATGGTACATCAGGTTCACCTGTTAATGATGCTGGTATTGTTATTGAAAGAGGTACATCTTCTAATGCCTTTATTGGCTGGGATGAAAGCCTTGATAAATTTGTCGTTGGTACGGGATCATTTACCGGAGCCTCAACGGGTAACTTATCAATTACTACAGGTACTTTGTTAGCTAATATTGAAGGCACAGTAAATGCATCTAGCTTCCAGATTAATGGAACAACAGTTAGTGCTACAGCAGCAGAGTTAAATAACCTAGATGGATTTACTGGTACAGTAACAGACCTTAACTATGCTAAAGACTTACGTGCGACAGGCGTAACCACTACTGAATATGACTACCTTGACGGCGTTACAAGTAATATTCAAACACAAATAAACAGTTTGTCTAGTGCTATCGGCGGGGTTAGTACTGAACTTGTAAACGATACTACCCCTCAACTTGGTGGCACATTAGACACTAATGGTCAGTCTATTCAGTTTGGTAGCTGGACTATTGTGCTTGACGGTACTGACTTAGAGTTTAGGTATAATAATGTAGCTAAATTTAAATTAGACTCTAGTGGCAATGCTACTGCGGCAGGTAACGTAACTGCCTACGGATCACCATAATGACACTGCAATCTTCAGGTGCAATATCGTTAGCTAATCTTGCCACAGAATTTGGGGATGGTGTTCCTTATTCTATGTCAGAGTTTTACAAGGGTGGTAGTTTAGTGCCAACTACGGTTCCAGATGCTGTAACCGCTAGTAATCTTGGCGGCACTAATTCAGCTAACTACAGAGTACCTGCAAATGGCGGTTATGATCCACAGATAAATACTTTTAGTCGGCTTTACACACAGGCAATATGGGGTGACAACGGCAGTACAATTACTTTTGATAGAAACTTTACTGTCAATAAAACTGGTACGTATAACTATTATGTTGCGTATTATATCCAAAATGCGAGTAAAACTGCGACTCATACTTTATATGTTGCGGGAACTCAAGTGGCTACACATAGTCTTACCGCAGGTAACAATACTGCTTCTGCTACTGGCACTTTATCGGTTACTGCTGGTCAGGTAATAAGAGTAACAGGAAGCGGTGGTTCAGCAGGCTGGGCTGTTATGACGGTTTACATAGGTGGTAGTAGTTATAATAACGCTAGTATCGACTTACCAGTAAACGCAAGTGTACCAACTTCTGGTGTAATATCATTATCAAATTTTTATGGCGCAAGAGACTCGTAATGGATATGGCAAGTTTAATAGATACCCTTATTGGTTTAATCTTGTTTGGTTTTGGTTGGTGGGCTAATAACACCACTAAAGAACAAAAACGTGTAGAGATTTTGCTGAACAAAACACGTGAAGAATATGCTACACGTTTAGAGTTGCGGGATGATATGCGGCAGGTAATGGATGCCTTGCATCGTGTTGAAGATAAACTAGATAAGGTACTGAGTAGGGATTAAAAAATGGCAATGTTTAAAGCATTTAAACCTAGTGGCATGGAAAAGATAGCACGTGTTATGGGCTATCAAGGAAACATGCAAGGTTTTCAAGATTACGTCTCCCAAGACCCTATGCGTCAACAACAGATGCAAAACTATACTAACCAAGCTATGCAGATGGCAAGGGGTGGTGTAGCACGTAAGATGCAGACTGGTGGTTTAGCATTAGGTGCTGCGGTAATGCCTAATTATTACAACCCGCAAACTGGACAAACATATTTAAACAAACAAGCTGCACCTGATCCATCTGTTTTACAATCATACAATTTACCTTCTGGACCCGGTGCCGGTGGTAATATGACTGCTGAACAATTACAGCAAGCAAAAACAGGTACAACCACTACACAGGCTGGTCCACAACAGTATCAACCACCTGCACCAAATATAACAGATGGTCGTTATCGTGGATTAGGGAACATTAATAGTCTTAATGTGCAAAAATCTATCTCTCCACAGCAACTAGGACCTGATCTACCAGAACAACAACTTAACCCCCCAAGTATGAATATAGGCGTATTGGGTGGTCCGGGTACAGGTGGTTTTTCAGGCAGTTTATTTGTACCAGATACATCACGTCCAAAGTCTGAACAGCAAATGCAGGCTGAATGGCAAAAACTTGTTGCTAGTGCAAAAAAATCACGTGCAGAAGGTTTTATGGGTCAGGTAGTACTTCCCGGTGAGGGCAGCTACGAAGACTGGGCAAACGCAAATAAATATGAAATGATGCGTAATCCTGACGCACCAAATAGTCTATACGCTGACTTCGACATGACAGGTATTCGTGACCCACGTATGTCTATAAGTGCCGATGGAACTCCTGCTATCGGAGATTATAGCATAGACCAAATGTATAATCCTGCATTACCTGCAGGTGGCGTGACTGTAGCTGCAACAACACCTGTAGACCCATCACAAGATGTAGCAGCAGGTACAGGACAGCTTACTGGACAGGTAGCTGTACCAACAGCTATGGCTTCAACAGCACAAGCTGGTCCAGTAAATCAAACACAAGCTAATACAATGCAGGCTGCACAGGCTGCTCCTGCGGTAGATTCTGCTATGAACGCCACACAAGCGGCACAGGCAGACCCTAGCGACCCTCGTTCACAGGTTACAGCGGCACAGCAAACAGCGTCCTCAGTGGGCAACCTACAGGCCGCACAGGGCAATGCAGTACTTATTAACAATCCTGTACAGCGTCAGATACAATCTGGTGAAATTATTACAGGCACAGGTGTAGATGCACAGGCTGCTGCTCAACTAACAGCGCAGACACAAGCTGCCGCAGCTACGGCTAATCCTAGCCAACAGGCAATGGTACAAGATCAGTTGGCTGGTCTAATGAACCAGTTCCAAGGTGGTGCTACACCAGCATGGGCGGCAGGTGCTATGCGTAATGCTACAGCACAAATGGCTGCACGTGGATTGGGTGCGTCATCTCTTGCAGGTCAGGCTTTGGTACAAGCTGCTATGGAATCAGCTATGCCTATTGCACAGGCTGATGCAG